AAGAGCCTTCAAAGACAGAATCCAAATCAGACTTAGACGCTATAAACCCAACGCACTACAAGAGGGGGGAGAAGCAGGTCTGGCAGATGATGATAGACATCTGGGGCAAAGACTCATACATCGCGTTCTGCGAGATGAATGCCTTCAAGTACCGCATGCGAGCGGGGAACAAGCCCGGCAACAGCGTGGAGCAGGACATGGAGAAGGCGAAGTGGTACGAGAACAAGATACAGCAGCTGCGGAATGAAGAATCAGAAGGTAACCATCTATCCAACCATCTATCGCACACAGGAAGCAGTAATTACGAGCCTCGATACAGTTCTAACGAGGATAAAGGAGGGCAAGAGCCGACCAAAGGTTGAGCTAATTCGTGAGGGCGACAAGTCAGTCAAGCAAGAGCTCCCAGCTGTATGCTTTAGCGGAATCTTTGAGAAGAACAAGCGCAGCGACGACAGCCTCAAGTATCACAGCGGTCTGGTCATCTTAGACTTTGACCACGTTGATGTTGCCAGAACTAAGTCTGCCCTTGCGGGTGACAAATACATCTTGTCCTGCTGGGCATCGCCAAGTGGTGAGGGTGTCAAGGCTCTGGTAGAAATCACCAACACCGAACGTCACCGCGACCACTACCGCTCTCTCAAGCGTTACTTCGAAGAGCAGTACGGCCTTGAGCTGGACAGCACCGGAGAAAACGAGAGCCGGGCGTGCTTTGAATCGTATGACCCAGACATCGTAGTTAAAGGCGAGTACGAGAGGTATGGCGGCATGCTCTCTGAGCGTAGCCAGAACCAAGAGGTAAGGGAGTCATCTGGAAGGACAGACTTCAACAAGGTGAACATCGCCGCTGCCATGATTCGCAAGGCGGAGGACGGCGACAAGCACAACGTGCTGGTGAAGGCTGCCAGCTTGATGGGTGGATACGTTGCAAGCGGAATCGTCGAGGAGGATGTTGCTCGCTGGGTGTTGGAAAGGGAGATTCAGAAGAGAGACATCGACAACCTTGAGGGTGCGCTCAAAGCCATCGAAGATGGGGTATCAAACGGAAAGAAGCTGCCCATCAGCGAGGTCATCAATAGCGAGGAGAAGATTAAGCGGGAGATGAAGCTGAACGATGGGGACATGTCCTTCATCAGCAGCGACGACGTTGACTACGACTGGATTGAGCAGTACGTCGATGGCAAAATTCCATTGGGTCTGTCCACGGGCAACGCATTCATGGATGAGAACTTCGTATTCAAGAAGGAGTTCGTCATGATTAACGGGCACAGCAACATTGGGAAGACCACCTTTGCCCTCTGGCTGATGGTAGCCAGCTCGATGCACCACGACTGGAGATGGGTCATCTACAGCTCAGAGAATCGCTCCGCTGCTGTCAAGATGAAGCTCGTGCAGTTCGCGCTGAACAAGAAGATTGGCAGCACCACGCACATCGAGCGCAAGAAAGCAAGAGAGTGGGTGGAGAAGCACTTCGTTGTCATCGACAACAGCAAGACCTACAGCTACATGGACATCATCCTGTTCTGTGAGAAGGTGCACAGGCAGAACCCGATTGACGGATTGTTTGTAGACCCATACAACAGCCTGAAGATTGAGATGAGTGCCAACCGTGGTGTTGGGCCGCACGAGTATCACTACGAGGCTGCCTCAGAGTTCCTGACCTTCAGTAACAACATGGATGTAGCTGTATGGGTGAACGCCCACAGCATCACAGAGAGCCAGCGAAGGAAGGGTGACGATGGCTTGCAGGTTGCTCCCTACGCAGAGGATACCGAGCACGGAGGTAAGTGGGTGAACCGCAGCGATTGTTTCATCACGCTGCACAGAAAGATTCAACACCCAGACGTACTTCAGAGGCGGTGTATTGAGATGCACGTTCGAAAGGTTCGTGAGGTAGACACTGGCGGGAAACCCACGCCCTACGCGCAGCCAATGATATTCGAACTGAACTCTACGCAGAGCGGATTCTCCATGCACGCACCCCACCAGAAGCTATTCACATCGCTTGGTGAACAACTTGTTGGTAAACAAGAGCACTTCTGAACGTACCTTTTAGGGCATGGCTAAACGCCGCAAGAACCTAACAAGGCCAACCAAGGGCAGGAAGCGCAAAGACCTCAACAGAGCAGGAGTCAAGCTGAAGTCAACTCTGGAGACATACTGCTATGACAAGCTAAGGGAGGCAAAAGTTCAATTTGGATATGAAAGCGAGACCTTTCAGCTGATGGACTCGTTTAGGTATCCCGGCGTTTACCACAAATCAACACGGGGGAAGGACGTGATGACCGACGCAACGAACAGGGTGGTACTTGGAGTTAAGTACACACCTGACTTCGTTAGTCACGAGCACCGCTTTATCATTGAGACGAAGGGGTGGGTTCCATCGCAGCACACTTTTCCTTTGAGGTGGAAGATGTTTCTGAAGTACCTGTCGGACAACGACATGGATGACTACATGCTCTTCATCCCCAAGAACAAAAAGCAGGTAGACGAAACGATAACAATCATACTGAGCCACATCAATGGAGAAGCAAAAACTTAGTCAGCTCTACAGCTACTGTACGCAGGAGATACAGAGGCTGACTACGGAGCTGTACGAGCAGCTCCATGACGGAAAGGGCAACCCATCTACAGACTGGGAGCAAACACTGGACGACGTAAGAAAGTACAAGAAGCTCGTAATTCTTGAGCTCGAAGCACTGAAGCATGCGTTGAAAGAATACATAGAAGACGAGGATGTCGAGCAGCTTTCTTAAAGACCTTGAGTTCGGCAACAGGGTAGAGCTTGCTTGGATGAACTTCATGGGAACGATTACTGGCAGGGACTACGAGCAGTCTCAGGGTAAGGTTTCCGGATGGGACATTCACGACAGGACGGAAAACCAATACTATGAGGTGAAGTGGGACACCAAGTCCTGTGCTAAATGGAAGTCATTTGGCAAGGAAAGAAACCCCACCGACAACCTCTTCATAGAATACGTCAACCCCAGCCGAACCCCGCCCAAAGCAACGGGTATTCGCGCATCTACATCAAAGTACTGGGTCTATGTTGTGAAGCACGCGCCCGACCAGTTCGTTGATGACAACAAGTTTGGTGAGTACAAGTGTCACGCCCACCTGTTCAACAGAGAAAAGCTCTTGACCTTTTGTGAAAACGCAAACCTTCAATCGAGAGACACGAAGCGAGATGTTGGCAAGGGGGAAGCTGTAAATGCAAGGGGTTGGATTCTGCCGTGGAGCTTGGTCACCGCTCCCGAAAAAGAGACCGGATACTTGGCTGTGTACGACATCTCTGCCTATCTTTCTCTTCCGATTTTAACACGATGAATAGAACAAAATTGGTCTTACTCCGGACAATAAGTAAAGAGTTTGAGGTGCTGCACGCTGCCGTGGAAAGCATACTCAACACAGAATTGATTACAACATGCAGGAACAGGGAGAACGTGAATGCCCGCATGATTTTTTCCAAGATTCTTCTGGACAAGGGATACACCACAACTGCCATTGGTGAGTACCTCGGAAAGAGTCACTGCACTATCGTGCACTACAAGCAGCGGTTCGACGGATACATCCTGAACGACAAGAGGCTGAAGGATTCCTACGAGAATGCAAAGGCTGTGTACTACGGCAACTTTGACCCGGTGTATGACATGAGCAACGCCGAGCTAAAGCAAGAAGTATTTAGCCTTCGCAAGAAGATTACCGAGCTGGAGAGTAAGGTGGAGGGACTAAGAAAAAAACACGTCTGGCGTGGTGGATTTGACAGGATACAGGAGGTGCTGTACCAGAAGTGCCCCAAGGGTCAAGAGGAGCGAGTAGAGCAGGCAATAAACTCATACCTCAATGGCCTATACTACTAAAGACATCGACAGGGTTCTGGGGTTCACAACGTGGACGAATAAACAGAAGCTGGATGAGCTTCTCAGAATGGACTGCGCTCTTTACTGTGCCCTTGGCACTGAGTCCACCAAGGCTGAGCGCGAAGCTGTGAGAAGGGAGTCTCGTAAAATTTACAAGGCGATTAAGACGTTTGACTCCCAGAGCGGGGAGATGTTCTTGCGCGTAATGGATTTGAAATGAACGTACAACCCACCAAGGAATTTCTAGCTGGTCTCAACAACTTCAAAAGGCAGTACCTTATTGACGTGTTAGCAGAGAACGACGCGCTACTGGCTGATGGATTTGAGGAAGCCCTGATTGGCTACACTCAAGGCTCGAATGTCGTGGCGGTGTACGATTACGACACCTGCGTCTCCATCTTGATACACAGGGACGGCATGACGATTGAAGATGCGGTCGAGTTCATGGAATACAATGTAGTAGGCTCATACGTTGGGGAGAAGACACCCGTCTTCATGTCCTATGGTTGAGCTCCCAGTAATGCAAGGTGTCAGAGCTTTGGCGAATGCCATAAAACCCGTATCTTGCATTGCGTTACGCCGGATAGTGCATAACGGATTTTGGTTACCTTTCAGACCCCTGCTCTTCGGAGCGGGGGTTTTACTTTCTGGACTTCTCGATTGTGCGACCAGCGAAGTAGGCACCAAATGATGTCAGCATCAGAATCTCAAGCAAGGAGACGTAGCTGTCCTTCACATTGAATGGAAGGCTGTCCATTGAGTCTAACACCATGGTCACAACGAACATAGCCATCAGAGCAATCAGGGTAACGGGTCTGATGTACTTAGCCAGCTTTACGTCGCTGCTCATGTCAGCCTTCCAACGCTCAGTCACGTTGTTCTGGTAAGCAATCTCTGCATCTACGCGAGCCCTCGCCTCCTCTGGGGAGATTCCCGGCTCCTTGTCGAGCAGGTTCTTGACCATGCCCAGTGCTCCGCTGTCAGGGAGTAGGTCTCCCACGGTGTTGAGAACATTAGGTGCGGCCTTGGCAAGCCACTTACCCAGTCCAGTGTCTTTGATTTTCTTTTTCTCAGCCATCGTAATCGGTGTATGTGATTGTACATTCCTCGCATTCCAACGCTGCTGCAATGGGAGGGTAAACTCTTTTGTAAGCCTCGGTCGAGCCGCCGACAAATCCAGTGGACACTATGTTCTCCGTTTGGCTGTTACCGAGTAGTAGGCACCCGCTGGTATCGTCCTCGTCGTTACCGCAGTGAATCAGGATGTGCTTGAAGTTTGGAACGTCCAACACCTCAATCATCCCCTTGTGCATTTCGCCGAACCTTTTGGTGTACCTGTCGTGGTATCCACCCCAAGTCTTTAGCCTCAGTTTGTATGTGCCCGCAGATATTCTGGTTTCGTGCATGACCTTCTCTTCCCTGTCTTCGTCTTCAAGTGTGAAGCAAAGGAACTCACGGAACTCTGTACCGTTGCTCACATCAAACAATAGCCCCAGCGTGTCCCGCTTCTGACTGCTAAACCTTATCACCTCTAGTTTCATTCTTCAACAGATTCTATGTATTGCTTCTCAACGTAGAACGAGGGGCGCACCATTCCAAAGTAGGTGTCAAGGAACAGCTTGAACTCAGCAAACTCCTGAGCCTCCATGTCCTGTCTCTTACCACGCAGATAGGCGTAGTAATCGCGTGCGTTTTTGAGCTGCTTGGTGAGCTTTCTTGTCTCCCTCATGAATGACTTGTACTGGTCGGGGTACGTCTCCTTCATGTGCTTCTCAGCAAGGATTGGCTTCAGTGAGGTGCGTGTTGACTGGACTGCCCTTTGCTTGTCGAACACTGAGTCCTTGTCATCAATGATTTCTCTGAGTCGCTCCTCTCCTGCGATACCCTCGAACTTCTCCCCGTACTTACTGGCAAT